CACGGCGGCGGCTTGCTAGCGTAAACCCCTATACGCTAAGTTAGACATATGTAAACATTTGCATTTTCGTATGGCTTGAATATAATGTGCTAATGAGTAAGTTGTTGAAAGTAATTCCTCTTAGTCTCAAAGAAGCTAATGAATTTGTAACCCAACACCATAGACACAACAAGAGATGTGTTGGACATAAATTTAGTTTAGGTGCCATGTTCCAAGATCGTTTAGTCGGTGTTGTAATTGTGGGTAGACCAGTAGCAAGAAAATTAGATAAAGACTTTACTTTAGAAATAAGTAGGAACTGTGTTTTAGATGAGGCTCCAAAAGGTACCTGTAGTTTTTTGTATGCAAAGGCGATTAAAGTGTGGCAGACTATGGGTGGTAAAAAAATAATTACGTATACTGTAGAGAGTGAAAGTGGTGCGAGTTTACGAGCCGTAAATTTTGAAAACACGGCTACGTCAAGACGTTTTCCTAAACATCATAAAGGGTGGCGAACACGAGATAATCGTGAGCATCAGGATGTTCAACTTGAGTTACGTTTACGATGGGAGAAGGTTCTTGAAGTCTGATTTACTAACTACGGATAAACTGAGGCTTAGAGTAGAATCATTATGGATCCAGCATATAAAATTATGTCAGGATCATTTTTTATATTTTGTACAAGAAGTATGGCCAGATTTTATATGTCGTAAAGAAAAAGAAAGAAGTAAGTGGGGTCATCATCAGATTATTGCTCACGAGTTTACTAATATAGCTAAAGATAAAAAAGGAAGGCTCGTTATCAATATGCCTCCTAGGCATACTAAATCTGAATTTGCTTCTGTGTATTTTCCTGCGTGGATCATTGGTAAGTATCCAAAAATGAAAATAATGCAGGTCTCTCATAATACGGAACTTGCTGTAAGGTTCGGTTCTAAGGTTCGAAACATAATTGATTCACCAGAGTACAAACAAATTTTTGGGGATGTAAAACTGCGTGAGGACTCCAAAGCAAAAGGTAGATGGGAAACTAATCAAGGTGGTGAGTATTATGCAGCAGGAGTTGGAGCTTCCATCACGGGTCGTGGTGCGGACTTATTGATTATTGATGATCCACACACGGAACAAGACTCAATGTCGGATACGGCAATGGAACGTGCGTATGATTGGTATACCTCTGGTCCACGACAACGTTTACAGCCTGGGGGAAGTATTTTAGTAGTTATGACACGATGGGCAGAAGATGATTTGACAGGTAGATTATTGAAGGCTCAAGCTGAACCCAAAGCCGACAAGTGGCGACAGATTTCATTTCCCGCGATTCTCGACTCAGGGAACCCCGTATGGCCAGAGTATTGGGAGTTAGAAGAATTAGAAAAGATTAAGTCCAGTATTCCAATTCGTAACTGGTCGGCTCAGTATATGCAAAACCCTACATCTGAAGAAGGTGCAATTTTAAAACGAGAATGGTGGCAGGCATGGAAAGGTCATATTCCTAATTTGATGCATGTGATACAAAGTTATGATACGGCGTTTAGTAAAAAAGAAACGGCAGACTATTCGGCGATTACAACTTGGGGTATTTTTTTTCCAGAAGAAGGAGGCTCACCTCATATGATTTTATTAGATGCTATCAAAGGTAAATTTGATTTTCCAGAATTAAAAGCAGTAGCGTTAGCGCAGAATAAATACTGGGAACCAGAAACAACTATTATTGAGCAGAAAGCTAGTGGCGAACCTTTGACACAAGAGTTTAGACGTATGGGTATTCCTGTCATTCCTTTTGTGCCCAGTCGTGGTAATGATAAGTATACTCGTGTGAATGCGTGCGCTCCTGTGTTTGAAAGTGGTCAGGTATGGTATCCGTTTGGTGAGAAATTTGCCGATGATGTTATGGATGAATGCGCAGCGTTTCCTCACGGAGCAAATGATGATTATGTTGATTCAACCACCCAAGCTGTGTTAAGGTATAGGCAAGGTAACTTTATTGAGTTATACTCAGATCATAATGATTTAGAAGAATTACCGCCGAAGGAATATAAATATTATGAGTAGTCAAACTGAAGAAGAATTAAAAAGAGCCAAAAAATTAGAACTGTTAAGTAAAGCATTTGGAACAGCTGGTTCTTTAGAAGATTTAGTTGGGCAGGCTTTTAGGCAACCCGCCTTTAAAAAGGTAAGACATCAAGATACAATTCGAAAAAGATCACAAGATTTACGACCAAGTAAAAAACAGTTTCGTATTGTTGGACGTAAAGTTCCTCAAATAGAAGCAATAACTGAAATGATAGTAGAAGATGAATTTACGCCAAAAAAAATAGACCCTGACATCAAACGAGTTAAAGAAGGTGACTTTATTCAAAGTCGAGGGTGTAAGTTAGCTCGTAAAAAGAAAACAAGGATTACATAATGGATGAAGAAGAAAATTTAGAAGAGCAGGTTGAACCTGTAGACGTAGCTGTTGAAGAGCCGACTGATGAACCTATGCAAGAAGAGGCTCCTCCTCAAGAAAATAATTTCTATAAAAACTTAGCAGAAGACATGGATGATTCTGTGCTAACATCCATATCGTCTGACCTTATCTCTGAATTTAAAAAAGATAAAGAGTCTCGTGGCGATTGGGAGAAGTCCTATATTTCTGGATTAGATTTATTAGGTTTTAAATATAGAGATGAGGGTCAACCCTTCAAGGGTGCCAGTGGCGTGACTCATCCATTATTATCCGAAGCCGTTACACAATTTCAAGCGCAAGCGTATAAAGAATTACTACCACCTGATGGACCAGTACGTACACAAGTTGTTGGTGATATGTCTAAAGAAAAAGAGGATCAAGCAAGTCGTGTAAAAGAATTTATGAACTATATGCTTATGGATAAGATGGAAGAATATACTCCAGAGTTTGATCAGTTGTTATTTTACTTACCATTAGCAGGAAGTGCGTTTAAGAAAATTTATTATGATGAAACTCGTGCCAGAGCCGTGAGTAAATTTGTTCCAGCCGAGGATCTAGTAGTGCCGTATTATGCGAGTGATCTGATGGATTGTGAGCGAATTACACATGTTATTAAAATGACGGAGAATGATGTTTTAAAAAAACAAAAAGGTGGTTTTTATCGTGATGTAGAATTAATGCCTACACAAGAAGAGAGTGAAGTTTCTGAAAAATATAATGAAATGGAAGGAATCACGAGCCAAGGACCACGGGACTATCAGTTTAATATTCTAGAAATGCATGTAGATTTAGATTTAGAGGAATATGAAAATCCAAATGCAGATAAAAATGTAAAAGTTCCGTACATTGTGACTATTGATGAAGGCTCACAAGAGGTTTTAAGTATTTATCGTAACTTTAAACCAGATGATGAGATGTTAAATCGTAATGAATACTTTGTACATTATAAATTTTTACCGGGTTTAGGGTTTTATGGCTTTGGTTTAATCCATATGATTGGTGGTTTGAGCAAAACAGCTACGGCTGCGCTTAGACAATTGCTTGATGCGGGTACATTAAGTAACTTACCAGCTGGTTTTAAGTCACGAGGCATACGAATTAGGGATGATGAGCAACCTTTTCAGCCCGGTGAGTTCAGAGATGTTGATGCACCCGGTGGAAACATTAAAGATCAGTTCCAAATTTTGCCTTTCAAAGAGCCAAGTAACGTACTTTTTCAACTTTTAGGCTTTGTTGTGCAAGCAGGACAGCGTTTTGCGGCGATTGCTGACATGGCAGTTGGAAACGATGCACAAAATAGAGCCGTAGGAACAACAATTGCACTATTAGAACGTGGTTCTAGGGTCATGAGTGCTATTCACAAGCGTTGTTACTACTCAATGCGACAAGAATTTAGACTTTTAGCGAAAGTTTTTGGTACATACCTGCCTCCGATCTATCCGTACTCTGTTTATGGAGGAAATAGACTGATAAAAATGGCAGATTTTAGCGATGAAGTGGATGTTATACCTGTTGCAGACCCCAATATCTTTTCTATGGCGCAAAGAGTAACATTAGCGCAGACACAATTACAAATTGCACAAAGTGCACCACAATTACACAATATTAGAGAGGCTTATAGACGAGTGTATGAGTCATTAGGAACAAAACAAGTAGATAATCTGTTAAAACCAGAAAAACCACCGATTCCAAAAGATCCTGCAATTGAAAATGCAGAAGCTCTACGTACAGAAGTACCTACAGCGTTTCCACAACAGAACCATGATGCGCATATAATTTCGCATGCAGCGTTTATTAAGACACGAATGGTACAAATTAACCCTGTTGTGTATGCTTTATTACAAGCGCATATTTCAGAGCATATTTCTATGAAAGCAAGAGCACAAGTTGTTGCCATGTTAGGTGAAGAACGTCCTGACTTATTAGAATTACAAAAAACAAATCCTGCTGTGTTTCAAATTGAGTTTGATTCTATGGTTTCTTTGAGAGTTATGGCTTTAACACAAGAATTACAGCAAGCAGAAGAGATGACTGAAAAAGGTGATCCACTTGTTGAATTAAAACAAAGAGAACTTGATCTTCGTGCTATGGATATGCAAAGAAAATCAGGTGAATTTATGACAGAAGAGCAACGTAAAGCTAGTGAGTTTGAACAACGTATTGATTTAGATAAAATGAAAAGAGAAGATGCTGAGGATGCATCAAAAGAAAGAATACGTATTGCAGATGAGAAACTTGGCTTGAATGCAGTAAAACTTGGCATACAGGATTTAAAAAATGAGTGAAGATAGACTTATTGAACCTAGGTTAAGAAAAAGAAAAACGTACGGTAATCGTTCTGAATATTCAAAAACAATAAAGACTGATAAAGGATATACAAACGTGCCTTCTATGTATGGTGGTCAAGAATATGATGAGGATTTTTTAACTGAATTATACAAAGATAATAAAACAGATCCTGAAACAGGAAGAAGAGTTAAGACTTTTAAGACAATTGAAGAAGCGACAGTTGCGGCAAAACGTAGATCCAGTAGACTAAAAGAAGGTGGTATGAGTGGTTGTCCTTACCGAGAAAACGGAGTCAAGAGTGATATTAAAGGTATCTCTGATATTCAAGTCAAAGGTAAAAAGTTTATAGGTGTTAAATGAGGTATGATTTACACTGAAGCTAAACTTGACATTGATACTCAGGCAATAGCTAAAAAAGTTATTTCACTTAAAAAATTATGGATAAGCCGTTCTAACAAATTCCCTTTTTTTACACTTGGCAGATGTGCCTATCTAGATGGTAAGACAGAAGCTTATTATAAAGATTCAGTATGGCAAAATGATATATTGTTAAAAAATTTTGCTGATCTTTATATTACAGTAAATGAATGGTTAAGTAAAACGTTCAAAACTTCTGTGTGTCTAGCTAAAGATTTGTCAATCCCAGGCTTTCACATATTTCCCTCATCACAAAAATCCATAGGTATTTCGGGTAAATGGCATGTGGATCTTCCTCATAAAATTTTAGATATAGAAACCAAAACTAATGGAGCCTACACAGTGGCTATAAAAATACCCTCTTCTGGTGCAGGTATTGATTACATTGATAATGAAGCATGTGAAAACTTCTTACCCTACACTGAAAGTAATATAATTCTACATTCTGGATCAGATTTTCATCGTATCGCATCAATTAAAAAATACATTCCCAAAGAATACAGAATTACTTTACAAGGACACATTATAAATCGTGATGACAAATTAGAGGTGTACTGGTGAGTAAAAAAATTGAAAAACTAGTAAATATAATTATCGTTTTGTGTATTATAGAAATTATGATACATTCTGTGGAAGTAATAATTGATACACTACCATACATAAAATGATCATAAAAGGCGACTCTACAGAATACCATTTACTAACTAAACACATAGGTAAACTTAAAATAGACAAAGCTACTTTGACTTGTGAGATAGGTCTAAGAGAGGGTTTAGGTTCAAAGATAATTATGGATGCAATCAGAGAGCACAAACCACCTTTATATAAGCATGTTGCTGTTGATCCGTACAATAATTTAAGTTATCAGCACTGTGATGATGAAAAAGA